TACAAGAGTTACCTAAGATAGAAGAAGAGACACTAGATACACCAGATAGAGTTTAACCTGTTTCAAGCTTATTAGTTCCCCGGTTGGTTGCCTTGAATAGCTGGAGGTAGTTGTTCTCACCTAAACTCGCGCCCATATAGACAATAGGCTTAAACACAGAGGTATCAATGTGCCACTCACTCAATGAAAACGCCTCTAAAGCCCGTATAACGCGATTTATTCTAACAGAAACCCCGTTGACCACACTAAATAGGTATGATATACTGTAATTGTACGAATGAGAGAGAGGCGCCTACGGGAGCAAACCACGCTCAAAGTAGTACACAAGCCCTTGATATAGCTAGCCTGCACCCGTGCCGTATGTCCTTCAGTGGGTATATGGCTATTAGTGTTTCGTTGGCCAGCACCCGCAAGAGTACTAAAGAATCTCTATGCTCATAGTCAATAGCCTCAACTCCTCAATCCGAATCGGAGGCCAGGGAGGTGTTGTCGGTACGGCGCGTGCTGTAGTATAAAAGATACATCCCCAGATATAACTTACACCCACAGATGATGCTTAAAGGTAGCAGGAAACACAGAAAACAACGAAGGGTGGAATTTAAAAAAATTACTATCTCTCCTATTAGACAAGAGAGTGTTTCTTTGTTTTTTTCGCCTGTCCTACCAATAAGCAAGGAGGTGGAAGACTTCTTTGTAAGCTGCGCCCTGAAGTTAAAGAACCACCCAAGATACGGCAGACATGTTTAGTCCCACAGAAACCCCCATTATCTGGAAACCTCAAGAGAAACAGATTGAGGCTCTTTCGAGGTCTGAGTTTGAGATTCTGTATGGAGGCGCGAGAGGAGGAGGAAAGACAGACGCAGGGATAGCGTGGTTATTATACGATAAGGACAATCCTCTCTATAAGGCCTTGGTTATTCGTAGAAACGCGGATGACTTAAAGGACTGGGTAGACCGAGCTAAAGTTATGTACCGAGGAACTGGGGCCGTCTTCTCTGGCCAACCGACTGAAATAAGGTTCCCTTCAGGAGCTGTTATCCGAACCGGTCACTTAAACGACGAGAACGCTTATGAGAAGTACCAAGGGCACGAGTACCAGAAGATTCTAATTGAAGAGCTCACCCAGATTCCAACCGAGCTCTCGTATCTTCGGCTCATCTCTAGTTGTCGTTCGACGGTAGACGGGATAGAGGCTCAGGTATTTACTACCACCAACCCAGGAAACGCTGGGCACAAGTGGGTTAAGGCGAGATTTATTGACGTCTCATTCCCAGGGAAACCATATAAGGACTTAAGGAGCGGAAGAACCCGGGTCTTCATTCCAGCTACGGTAGAAGATAATGCGGTCTTGATGACCAAAGACCCCAACTATGTGAACTTCCTAAACGGTCTTCCGGATGGATTAAGGCAGGCATGGAGAGAGGGTTCCTGGGATTCTTACGAGGTAGAGGGAGCCTACTACACTAAGGAAATCGCCCAAGCGCGCAAAGAGGGAAGAATCACCTCCGTCCCTTACGAGCCAACCATCCCCGTGGATACATGGTGGGATATCGGGGTGGGAGACTCTACCTCGATAGGCTTCTTCCAGCACGTCGGCCGGGAGTGGAGAATGATTGATTACCACGAGGAGTCGGGGGAGGGGCTTAACTATTACAAGGGAGTTCTTGATAAAAAACCCTATACCTATCGGTATCACTTCGCGCCTCACGATATCGAGGTGAGAGAGCTATCCTCGGGTAGGAGCCGCAGAGACATCGCCCGGAATCTAGGAATCGACTTCCAAGTGGCTCCCAACCTAGACGTAGAAGACGGAATCAACGCAGTAAGAATGAGGTTTTCTACCTTATGGATAGATATGGTCAAGTGCGAGAAGTTCCTAGAGGCGATGACCAACTACCGGAAAGAGTGGAGCGATAAGATGGGAGAGTTTAAGATGCACCCCTTACATGATTGGACTAGCCACGCGGCAGATATGTTCAGATATTGGGCGGTGACGGAGGATTATCACGATTCTGCGAACTATGACTATGGACTTTACAAACAGAGCTATACCTAAAATAGCGTTAATATGTTATAATTAAACCAACGTGGCAAAGAAACAAGCGAGCTCCGCGAACCCCGTCACCTCGTTAAGTGATATCGAGAAGCAAGCAATCGAAATCACGAGGAAGGAAAAAACTGCCTGGCAAAACTCAGTATCATTCATTACTGAGAAGGTAGCTTTTAATATGCCGAATTTAATTCGGCAGTGTAGAAAGAATTACTGGGGAGTTTTCGACGAGCAATACGACCCTGTCTCTGGAAGACAGAAGATTTGGATTCCTCTTACTGAGTCTCAGGTGGATGCGGTGGTAAAAAACATCGACCTCGACACTAAAGATATTAACTTCCGAGCAAAGCACGCGGGAGCTATTGGGATGACTACGGTGATTCGCAATGCGGTTAAAAACGAGTTGGATGAAATGGGATTCGGTCAGGAGCTCGATGACCTCGAGCGGCGCTGTGCCATCGACGGAACCGCAGTTTGGAAAACGACCGAAGTCAAAGATGAAGACGGCGACCATTGCGTTAAAGTTTCGCAGGTAGATTTGTTGAACATTTATATCGACCCGACAACTCCTTCAATTAAGGAGGCGTATCGTTTCACCGAGCGGAGCTTAATGACCGTAGAAGAAATTCAGGGAATGACCGGATGGATAAACACTAAGGAGATGGTTGGCTCTTCCAACCTTAGCCGGACCGATAGTTATATCGACATGTCCGCATCGGTCCCCGCTTCCACTTCGAAGTATGTTGATGTCTATGAAATGTGGGGGCAGATTCCTAAATATTTAATCACGGGGAATGAGGACGATAAGAGCATAGATGTTGAGGGACACGTTATTGTCTCAGGGTTAGAAACTGCCGGGAAAGAACGCTGCCACTTAATTGAAACAAACAATGGAGAGCGCCCGTACGAAGAGTGCTGGTATATTCGCGTTCCAGGAAGATGGTATGGAAGAGGAATCGCCGAGAAGCTTCTCATGCTCCAGCTTTGGCTGAACACGATTGTTAACATTCGTATCAACCGCTCCTACGTTAACCAGCTCGGAATTTTCAAAATCAAGAAGGGCGCTGGGATTACTCCGCAGATGCTTGGCAAGCTTGCGTCTAATGGAGCCATTCCAGTTAACACGATGGACGACATCCAACAGATGGTGGTCCAAGAAGCCTCTCAGGCTTCCTACAACGACGAGAAGGGAATCATGGATTGGTCACAGCGTGTCACCTCTGCGTTTAACGTAGTAGTGGGCGATGCCCTTCCAGCCTCTACATCCGCGACAGCAACCTCCCTACAGAGCCAGGGAGCGCAATCAGCATTCGCTCTTATTAAGGAAGGAATTGGATTCTTCCTCCAGCGCTGGGTGAAAGAACAGGCTATCCCGATAATCATGAAGAACCTTACTCTTGGTAAGATTCTGCGAATCACTGGAGAGCCGGAAGAGTTAATGCAGTTCGACGAGGATATTGTTAATAAGCAACTCGCCGAAGAGATTGACGCAGCCACCGCAGCTAAAAAGAGAATCACCCCAGAAGCGGCTATGGCCCGGAGAGAGTCCCTACTTGGAAAACTACAAACTCAAGGGAGAGACCGTTATGTTAAGTTGCTCCACGAGGTTGACCCGACTGATTACGACGTCCAGGTCTACATCACTAACGAGGAAATGGACAAGGGCGTAATGAGCCAGAACCTAATTCAAGCGCTCCAGCTCGCTGGACCTGAGTACAAAGATGCAATCCTCCGTCAGATTTACGACGTGATGGGACTAGACTTTATCTCTCTTAAGAAGACCCAACTTCCTCCGCCAGAAACCCCAAACAAGATTTCCTCCTCGGTGAACTTCACAGACCTAGCCCCAGAAGACCAAGCAGCGCTGATGCAGAAGATTGGCCTTCCGGCTCCGCAGCAACAGACCGGGCCACAGCAGAATCAACCCTCTGCACTAGAAGGACTCATGAAGCCTCCAACCCAGAATCCCCAGAGAGTGATGACTGCCGCTAACACCAAACAACGATAATGCCAGCTAAAAAGAAAATAGACCCAGAGACTGCCAAAATCCTCACCGAGGACGAGAAGGTAGAGAACTTTGTTGCGTCTAGCGATTGGAAGCTCATTAAGAAGAAATTATTTGATAAACTAATT